AGAAGAACAGATCAGGACATTGCCCTTACCACGACGGGTCTGCTTGGCAATCTCATTGGCTTCACGCTCAATCTGGAACATGAGACCCTTGAACTTCTCTACGCTCCAACGACCGTTAGAGTCAACGTCTAGGTCGAAAGTACCAGCGGATGCTGTGTCGCTCTGTGCGCCAGCTTTAGCTGTGTGGAAGATTGTACGAACAACTTCACGGTTGATTTCTGAAAGGATTTCAGCCGAAAGAATGTTAGCAAGCTCTGTCTCAGCGTCAAGACCGTGGATAGCCTTCAGGTCTTGTGCCAGTTCAGTGGTATACTCTGCTTTGAGCGCACGAGACTTGGCCGTAACAGTGACCTTATCGATTGTGAAACCCATTTCTTCGTAAGCAGTGTTAGCTTCCATGTTAGCTGTAGTTACGCCGGTACCCGTTGTTTCGGATGTATCACCGAGAGCATTAGCGTGTGTACCCGTACCAGAGAAGTCGGTATCAGCTTCGTTGAACAGCGCTTCTTGCGTTGTGTCAAGAAGGTTGGTTGTGTTAGCGAAACGAGCCTTCATAGCGAAGATGAGACCAGAAGGACCAGTCATTGGCTGAACGCCGCAAATATCATAAGCCATCAGGTTTGGCATAGAGCGCCGAACGAGAGAGATAAGAACGGGATCATAAGTGTCAACGTTAGTTGCGCCGTCACCAATGTTGTTTGCTGGTGTTTCGTTAAGCAGCGTGTTTGTGGACCAAGCACTACCTTCTCTGAGAGCCTTTTCGGTGTTCTCAAGAACAAGGGCGGTAACTGCCTTCTTATGAGGGTCTGTGATGGCGGCAAGTTCTGGATGCTCCAGAATTGGCTGCCACTTTGCGTTAATTTCTTCATTTAACATTTTAGAAGATTCTCCTTTAAACTAAGAATATTTATGTGCTTATTTATATTAATTAATATTTCTAAAAGTCTTACTGATTGATTCAGCGTAACGAGCCATCTGAGGATCAATGTACTTAGTACCTTCTGCTTCCTCATTTACTGGGTCAAGTTCGTCAACTTCATCAGTCATTTCTGATTTGCCGAAATAGTTTTCCTTGATAATTTCTACCTTGCGGGTAAAATCTTCCAAGTCTACATACTCTAAACCTTCAGTGAGGGAACGTAGCTTTTCAGCTTGTGTATCTGCAAGACCTTCACAAAGACCTTCAAATACTTCTGACTTTTTAGCTTCTTCAAGCTGTTTGGTCACCTCAATATTAGTGTCGATTTGTTCATTGAGGTTAGCTTCAAGCGCTTCGATCTTCTCTGCCATTTCAGCGACCAGATCGACTTCTTCTTCAGGTACATCAATACGATGCTCTGAGAAAAGTTCTTTGAGACCAGCGATGAAGGACTCAGCAATATCGGAGCGAATGCCACTCTCAACTGCAAGTTTGTTTTCTTCCATCCACTGTTCTGCAACGTAATCTAGATATGCGTCAACCTTCTTAGTGAGGTCTTCTGTTGCTAGTTCAGCCTGTTCGTCCAGCTTAAAAGAGAACTCTTCTTCCAAACGAGCGACTTCGACATTAACTTTCTCAAGAACAACTGTCTCAAAAAGAACAGATGCTCTTTCTTTAAACTCTTCAGAAAGGTCTTCACCCTCGAAGATTTCTTCTACAGCTTCGCCCATGGACTTATCAGCCTTTCTTGATGGTGCTTTAGCGGTAGCAGCAGCGCCGAGCATGTCACCGCCCTTTTTCGTTGCGCCATCGTCTACCGAATCAGCGGCACCTTTGGCAGTTGCTTTGTCAGCCTTACGCTTCTTAGCACCGACTGCGGTTGGTTCCATTACCTCGGAATCATCCCCAGATGCCTTGAACTCGTCTAACTGATCAACTTCTTGATCTGACATGTGTTGTCTCCTTAGAGTTTATTAGTTATTTTCTTTATTTATAAAAATTTTTATTTTGAAATATTATTTAAGAATTTTGCGAATAGCTTGAACTTCTGTTCCTCAAGTTTGCGAGGAGAGAGTTTCTTGGTTTCTGCAACCACCTGTTCAACCACTTGTTCCCGCATCCAGTTGCCGGAGGCAATATCATAAAACCATTCTGACCCTTCCATAATGCCTTTTACAAAAGCATCTGGAGCAGATGGATCAGCGACGATATCACCAGCAGTAGCAAGCATGAAGTCTCTTTGTACTTCCATAATACCTTGCTTCGTCTGCTTTATTGAACCCATACCACGAGAAGAAACGCCAAGCGTAGCACCCTCGTCCATAAGATTCTTTACTACCTTACCCATTGGAGTGTCCATAATCTTTGCTTTACCCACAAAGTTCGAACCCTCTTGTTGCAAGTTAGTAATCATATGCGATACACGGTCGAGATTGATTGTAGGACCATTTGGATGACCAAGTTCACCAAACGCTCTATTCTTCTCTACAAACTCTTTGTTATATCGCTTAACTTCTTTTGCAATTACTTCTGATGGATATACACGCCCATTACGATTCTTGAGGTCGCCTTGCATGAAGACGCCTTCAATGTAATAGTTTTTGGCTTTACCATCTTCTGCTGCTTCTGTGATGTATTGAACATCATCATTTACTTCGCAAATTAATTTCATTGCCTTGTCCTAACCGTTCGAAACTGGTGTTCTGTAAACATGGTTACAGGCTGCGTTTAGACTGATGTATATTTCTTGATCACCAGCATCACCATCTCTGAGTGCGCCAACATCTACCATAACAGCAGCGCCTGGACCAACAGTAATCATCTTAGTGACCGCAGTGCTGTTTGCACCAAACTCTACATTCGCAACAACGGTTGTGTTACTATTGTAAATTCTTTGAATTCTACTATCAGTAATTTGAGCATGATCAGTTGTTACTGCTACTGTGTTTGCTACAATTTTGATTGCTGCCATTGCTCTCTCCCTTACATTGCTTGATTGGCGAATGCAAGGATTTCACCATATGATTTTTTATCTTGCATCATTTTTTTAATCATCGTCTTTGCGTTTGCTGGGTTCAGCGAATTGTATAGACCATTCAGAGCAGAAGCATCATCCTTTGAGATTTTTACCATGCTGCCATCATTAAGTTTAGTGTTGACAGGGTTAATCTTGAACGCTTCATCAAGGTCAACTTCTTCTTGAATGCCTCTTTTCTTCATTTCTTTTTTAAGACGTTTAATCTCAAATTGTATGGCAGGACTATCTCCACGGGTTTTTAGCGACTTTTCCATCTGTGATAATCTACTTTTAAGTACATCATCAGACATTTTTGCCAAATTTGCTTCATCAATATCAGCTTTCTGATAGCCCAACTTCAACAATTTTTCTCTAAATGTTTTATAGCGAGCATCAGTTGTTAAAGTTTTTTCTTCCTTCATCATCTTATTAATCTCAGCACCCTTCATATTGTGCTTCGTAATAAGTTTTGTAACTGCGCTTTGAGTCACAAAAGGAATGTCTGCTTTGACTAGCTTCATAAGCATTGCTTTATCGTCAGCAAACTTATCCATAATAGCAGATAGCTTCTTAGCGTTATCTAAACTGATTTTCTTACCACGCATTGGCTCATATGCTTTTTTGAGTTGAGCAATACCCGCTGCGCTTTCATCCAGTTCTTCATCTGGACCATAGCCCTTTGGTGTAACATCTTTGTCTTTACCAAACTTCATTTTAGCTTTTGAAGGAACTTTCGTTAGGTCTTTCGTGACCACCATAAAGTTTTTTGGACCCAACTGAGTCATTACACCTTTAATTTGTTTTGCTTTCTTCTCAGCTTCTGCTTTTGTCTTGAACATAAACATCTTTTGTGCTTCATCAAGTTCAATTTCTTCTTTATACATATTCAACTCAAAGGGTTTTGAACCACCTTTGTTATATACTTGAATTTGAACCGCACCCTTGTCACCCTTTAGACGATAAGTGTTTGTCTTACCCTCTGATGGTTTGCGGGGGCCCGTAGCAACCTTATTATCAATCTCTTCTGGATCAATAGTAATGCCGTGAAGTTTCTTTGCTACTTGATATGCGTGTTGCATAGCAGAAGAAAAGTCTTTGTGATAAAGCTCATATTTAGCTTCATCAAGTTCAAAAGATTCACTCATTGCTTGCTTTGTAGCAGTAGCATACATTACAGCCTTCCAGCTTTCGCCATAGCGAGCCTGTAGCTTCTCTTTGTCCTTCTTCATAGCCATAACGATTTCTTCCCGCTTCTTCTCTTGAGCAGGAGTCATTTCATCACCGTTTTCTTCATAAACAGCAGCGTCTTTACCCTCTTCACTATCAGCAATACGCTTCTTCTTTGCAGGAGACTTCTTTGTACCCTTATTGATTTCAGCATCATTTAGCGGATAGTCAATTGTATCAGCAACGTGTTTGTCTTTAAAACGTTTCTCGCCAGCAGCTTTTGGCTGTAGCACTTCTTGTAAATCTTTAAAGGATAGCATTTGTGGTTTCCTTATAATTTGTTTTTTTATTCTTATGCGCTATCAATTTCTGGCTCATCGTCGAGGTCAACATCTAAATCAAAGTCTTCCTCTTCGGCTCCATTCATCATCTGCTGTGCGATAACTTCTCTTCTAGCATCAATTGCAGCACCAAGTTTATCTTGCATCACGCTTTGAAAAGCATCTTTAAAATCACTAGGTTCGTTTTCATGTGCATGTTTCAACAAATCTACTACGCTATGTTCTGCCATCATATCAACTCCATATATTTATAATCATTAAGATTGTTCAGGTTCTTGTTCGTCCGCTTCATTATCATCCATTTCATCCTCAAACTCATCACCGTTCTCTTCACCTTCTTCCTTAATCTGCTCATCAATCTCTTTCATTTCATCTTCTGACTGCTGAAGGACATTTGTACGAACCCATTTTTCAGAGTAATACTTGCCCGTGTATTCATCAATCTCAGCAACAATCTGTAGACGATTTTGTAGAATCTCAGCCTGCTTCAACTCTTCAAAGTGATTATCATGCATGAAGTCATAACGAATAAACGACTTGATTGATGGCCAATCTTCTGGTGCAATAACACCTTTCAAAATCAACTGCTTTTCAAGAACCTTGTTGAATAGCATAGAGAAGCGATTACGAAGACGATTAATAAACTTAGAAAACTTCACTTCATCTCTTGTAATCTCAGAAGCCCTACCAAGAGAGAAGCCATTCTCTGCTTCAAGTCTTGATACAGGAACATTCAGTGCTTGATACACTTTCTTTTGAAAATATAAAATATCTTCCATCTCACCAAGATTTTGACCACCTGGAAGATTTGTAATTTCGGTTCCTCTACTACCTTCTCTTCTTGGAAGCCAGAAGTCTTCTAGCATTGTCATAAACTTACGGTCGTCACGAACTTCACCAGTAGATGCATCATAAACGAGTCTATTCTTATGCTTCGCCATCATATCTCTTAGATATTGCTCTGCCTTCATCTTAGGCAAGTTACCAACATCAATATAGAAAATACGACGCTCTGGCGCACGAGATATACGATAGATAACAGCAGCATCTTCAAGTATTCTCAACTGATTGATAGGCTTGATTGCTTTGTGAAGATGTGAAAGAACCAGTGAATTATTTTCGTTTAGAATACCAGACGTTGTATGAACGATTGAGTCTTTAGAAATCTTGAGTCCCTTTGTTCCGTCTATACCACCAACTGTACCGATAGAACCACCTTTAGCAGAGAAACCCTTATCACTATAGACATAGTATTCATTCTTCGTCTTCTGAATTACTACTTCGCCTTCACGCTTCTTCTCAACTTCTTTTACCTTACGAATCTTTCTTGGGTCAATGAAACGAAGTTCTTTGATACCCTCACGGACATTTGTGTCATCAATGATAGCATGATAGTAAAGTCTGCCATCGACATACCACTTCTGAAAAATATCATAACCAACGTTGGAAAAGTCTAACAAGCGAATAACTTCATCAAACTCTTCACGAATTCTTTTTCTAATTGAATCTGGTTGATCTACGTCATCAGTGACACATTCAACCACTTTTCTATCATCAGTCACTACAACTGCTTCATTAACAATATCTTCAACTGCTCTTTGGACTTCAGGTTGCTGAACCAAATTACGATACTTAGTGACAAGTTCTGCCTCATTTTTGGCATTGCCTTCTAAGTCTACATATGTGCCATAAGCACCACCAGCCGATACAACTAAAGAACCCTCATCATCTACTGCTGGAGCAAACGACTTAACTTCTTCAGTCTTCTTATCTTCTTTTCTTTTGATCCCGAAACCAAAAAGATTTGCCATACTTTATACCTCTATAGATTAGGGGGGACTGGTGTATCCAGCCCCCATATGAATCTATTTATATTAGGCGGTTGAGTTGCCTGTCACGCCACCAGAAACTTCCCAGAAGTCGTATTGGAACGTAACTGTAAATTCTTCAATCGCATCAGTTGTTTCCCAAGCCATTTCAATAGCAGAAAC